GAGTAAACCAACAGGTAAACGTAAAGCTAGACGTAAGAGTTATTGTGCTAGAAGTGCAGGGCAGATGAAGAAGTTTCCTAAAGCAGCAAAGAATCCTAACAGTAGATTACGTCAAGCTAGAAAAAGATGGAAATGTTAACCGATGGAGTAACAGACCAAGATTATACTACAGACCTAGATAGGGATGTACATATTATTTATGGGGAATGGTCTACAGATAAATTACGTGATACGATAAAAGAATTATGTAATGAACGCAAGTTTAATTCCGCTGGTCGGGATTTACAAGAGATGCGGAAGGAACTAAGACGAAGAATCTTCCGTAGTCCAGGGCAGAAGTCTTTGCGGAAAAGGGATTATTCTAAAGCTGATCAACCTGATGAAACTTATAGATTGAAACAACAGAAAATGCTAGAAAATCCACCGCAGAGACTGAAGCTCTTTACACGTTCTCAACTGGTTGGAGGGTTATCTCCTCGCCAGGAAAAGTTCTGTATGGAATATATGGCAACAGGTGATATAGTTCATGCGTATAAACAAGCAGGGTATGCTCCTGGTAAAACTGAGTCTAAGACTAGACAAAGAGCTTGGGCTACCCTACATACGAATAAAAAGATTAAGAAAAGATTGGATAACCTCAGAGAGGAGGCATTGAGAAGGATGGCCTGGAATGCTGATAAAGTTTTGGAAAAAGTGTCAAGCGTGTATGAAAATGCTATGGCAGAAAATGATTTCACAAATGCAAACCGTAGTATGGAAACCATTGCGAGGCATTTGGGAATGTTTGTGGACAAGTCTGAACAGAAAGTTAAATTGTCTCATTTCTCTGATTCAGACAGTGAAGAGAAAATTGAAAAAGACATTGAAAGCCTTGCGGACACTTTGGGGCTTAAAGTCGTGGAAGGCGGCAAAAAGTGATACTCCCAACTATCTGGGTGGCGACAAAAAACATCCCCGTCATACTCCTGACATAAAGTAATATCCGATGGCTGATAATCCTATAGATATTACTGATGTTTTAAAATTACAAAAGATCAATAAAGAGTTACGTAAAGTAGGAACAAGACCAGTTACTACTCAAGAATATCTTGTTGCTAAAGAGAAAGCACAATCTCTAGGATTTGCTGACCCTACACCCAAGGGAGAGTTAGTTCCCTTTAGTCAAGAACAACCACCATCTTTACCGGAAAGAGGTGGGTTATGGCCTGTATTACGTAAGTTAGGACGGCGAATACATCCTGCTTTAGGCTTGGCTGATCTTGCTATAAGTAATTACCCCTCTGAAGAAGAATTTAAAAAACGTAGTGAAAAGGTTGCGAGTCAATCTAAAACTGGATTAGAAACTATTATAGACTTTGTTAAAGGTAAGAATCCTCCTGTCTCTCGTAGAGATTTTCTACAAGGCGTTAAGAAAGCAGGACAAATGACCATTACTCCTAATCTTCCCATATCTTCTATAACTGAAGTCCTAGAAAAACCTTCAGAAAGCATTACTATTTTACAAGCAAATAATATTATAAGTAATTTACGTAGCCTTGGTGAAAGATTACATAATGAAGCTCAAAGTCCATCAGCCGATCCAAAAGAAGCAAAAGAAAAAGAAGACTACTCTCATGAGTTATATATGCTTGAAGATATGATGCATGAAATGCATGAAGAATTTGATACTCCTGAAGGTAAAGAAGAACATAAAAAATTAGATATACAATTAGGACTGAGAGGCACAGATTATTACGAAGAAGGAATGCTGGGAGACAAAGAACCAACTGTACTGACTTTAGAACAGAAAAGAAAGTTAGTAGAACAAGAACCACCTTCTTGGTTAGCTACTGAGGAAGAGACATTAGAAAGGAATAAAAATTGGAAAGAACTAGAAGATAAAACCCTTGTAGCACCATGGAACCTTCCATATCCTAAAAAACCTACACTTTCAGAAATAAAGGAACGAATTAAAGAAATTGAAGAAAAGTATCCTCCTCTTCTTGGTAGTAAAAAAAGAAAAAAAAGTAAACCTAAAAAAATGCAATCAGGCGGTGTAATCCGTACTCCCTACTCCTACACTCCTAGAGATATTTAATAAATGAAAGACAAACATATAGAATTACGTGAGAAGCTTTTTGAACAGGCTATTATTAAAGCCCGTACTAACTTCCTCACCTTTATTAAACTTATGGTTCCTTATCTTATTGCAGACTTTAAGATGGGAAAACATATTGAAGTCCTAGCTGATAGGCTACAAAAGGTTGAGCAGGGTGAACTTAAACGTCTAATGGTGTTTCTTCCCCCTCGTAGTTCCAAGTCTGTTATATGTTCCAAAATGTTTCCTGCTTGGTATATGGGAAACCATGCTAATCATGAGATTCTATCTGTATCTCACTCTGACCAACTTGCCTCTGACTTTGGTAGGTCTGTCAGGGATATTGTAAATACAGACCTTTATAAACAAATATTCCCTGAAACAACCCTACGTTCTGATGTACGTGCCGCTGGTAAGTGGCAGACGAATCAGAATGGTGTATATATAGCCGCTGGTGTTCGTTCACAGATTGCTGGTCGGGGTTGTCACGTTGCACTTCTTGATGATGTTATGTCAGAAGAAGATGCGTTTTCAGAAGCTGGCCGTAGATATATCAAGGAATGGTATCCTGCTGGTCTACGTACACGTTTAATGCCAAATGGTAGTGTCGTGATTATAAACACGAGATACCATGAAGATGATATCTGTGGCTGGCTTCTGGAAACAGAAAAAGAAAGAAGAAAAGAAACTATCTTTGATGATGAAGAAGATGAGATAGAAATTGATGAATGGGAAGTTATTAAAATTCCCGCTTGGTTGGATGAAGAATCTTCCAATATACTTGATCTTCCTGTAGGCTCCTCATATTTTCCTGAGTGGAAGCCAAATGATTTATTAAAAAAAGATGAAATTGAAATAAGATCACAAAACGGTAGTAAGTACTGGCAATCTTTGTATATGCAAGACCCAACACCTGATGATGGTGGTATTATTAAAAAGGATTGGTTTAAGATTTGGGAATATAGTGACGATCCTCCTGATTGTGATTTTATTATCCAGACCTGTGATACAGCTTTTTCTGCTAAAACTACTGCTGATTATTCTGTTATTCAAACTTGGGGAATATTTAGTAGAGTTATGACAGACAGCTACGGAACTGAGGCTATGGTGTCCAATTTAATCCTTCTCAGTAACATGCGAGAAAGATTAGAGTATCCAGAGTTGCGTAGTACTGCACAAGAGATGTATGATAGTTATGAACCAGATGTTATAATAATTGAAAAGAAAGCGTCAGGTCAGTCTCTCATTCAAGATATGAGAAGGGCTGGCTTGCCTATTCTTGAATATAACCCTGATAGAGATAAGGTTACTAGAGCTAATGCCTCAACACCAATACTTGAAGCTGGAAGAGTCTGGGTTCCTAACAAACCTTTTGCACAGGATTTAATTAATGAAGCTGCCGCCTTTCCCCATGCAACCTATGATGACCAAGTGGATGCAATGGTAATGGCAATATTGTATATGAAAGATGCATGGAAAGTTGATCACCCACTTGATGCCTTTCAAATACATGAGATTGAAGATAATTATTATAAACCCAAACGGGTTGGCTATTGGAGGATTTAAAAATGGCTACGACACGAGGTACTATTGAAGCTCAACGTAAAAGAGCTAAAACGAAAAAAAAGTTGGATGCGGCTAAAGCCCGACAACGAGAAGCTGTTAAAGGTAAACGTCAAGAGTATCTCCCTGAAAAAGTAGATATAGACGCTAAGAAGAGTCTTGACCGTCATGCAAAAGCTAGAAAGAATAGAGCTAAACATAAGAGATGGCCGTTCTTCAGGGGATTAGATGATTTTGGTAAAGGACTAATGCCTGATGCTATTAAAATTAATCGCTCTTATGAGGATGAACCAGACTATGCCGATTTATGGGGAAGGTCTACTGGTGAAAAAGTAGAACGAATTAAAGCCAAAAGTAAAAAGAAAACTTCCAAAAAACGTGGAGGTGGGATTGTAGGTCGTGGAATGGGTATTGCCCTTAGAGGCGGCGGTATAGTATCGAGGAGTAAATGATATGCCGAAAGTAGGAGACAAACATTTTACTTATGATGCAGCAGGTCGTAGGAAAGCAGCGGCTCATGCAGCTAAAACAGGTCAAAAGGTAGAATACAAAAAAGGTGGTTCCACTTCTAAGAAAAAGAAATCTAGTGGTAAGAACTGGATTCAAGGGGCTGTTAAACGTCCCGGTGCTTTGCGTAAAAAACTTGGTGTAAAGAAGGGTAAGACTATTACTTCTGCTCAACTTAATAAAGCTGCAAAGAGTTCTAATCCTACGACACGCCGTCAAGCCAATCTTGCTAAAACTTTTAAGAAAATGAGGAAAGGTAAATGAGCATTTATACCGCTCCTCTAGAAGATGATACAATGAATGATTATAAAACAAAAGAAGATTTGGGTAAATGTCCGAAATGCGGTAGGCTAGGTTGCGAATGCGACCCTGAAAAATGTGATTGTAAACCTAATTCTAAAGCATCTGACCAACTTAGTATAGACTTTGAATAGAGTAAAAACTTATGGCTGAGAGTAGTAACGTAGAACGGAATCCTTATCTTACTTCTGATAATCCTGCTGGTATGATGGTGGAAGAGTCTGAAATTGAAATCATCCTACCAGAGGAAGAATCTCCTGTAGATATGATAATGGAAATGGTCGAAGAGATGACCTATGACCATAATGAAAACCTTGTAGATAAACTTGAAGCTAGTGAGCTTGATAACATTGCTTCTAAAGTTATAGAAGGTTTTGAAGCGGATAAGGAAAGTCGTGGAGAATGGGAAGCTACGTTTGAAAAAGGCTTTGATCTTCTTGGCTTGAAGTTACGTGAAACCAGTGAACCATTTGAAGGGGCATGTACGGCTGTTCATCCTTTGTTAATTGAATCGGCTGTTAAGTTTCAATCTAAAGCTACTCAAGAATTATTCCCTTCTAAAGGTCCAGTGAAAACACAGATACTTGGTAATCCGACTATTGAAAAGGATCGTCAAGCTAATCGTGTAATGAACTTTATGAACTACCAGTTAACTGATCAGATGCCTGAATACTTCAGTGAACTGGAGCGGATGCTGTTTAATCTACCTGTCTTTGGTTCAGCCTTTAAGAAAACCTATTGGGATATGGCTTTAGAACGTCCCATGAGTGAGTTTGTCCCTATTGATCAGTTTTATATTTCTAACTTTGCTTCTGATCTACAAAATGCAGAAAGGTATACGCATGTAGTCTATCGTTCCCCGAATGACCTTAAACGTGACATCGAAGCAGGAATGTACACAATTAGTCATTACGATGATGAAGGACTTCCTGATGCTACTCCCGTAGAACCTACTCCAATTAAATCTAAGATGGATATGATCCTTGGTATCTCTCCTAACTATGATGACGAACCACAGTATACTATTCTGGAACAGCATTGTTATTTGGAGATTGAAGAAGAAGTAGATGATGAAGATAATGCTATGACTGTAGCTCTACCGTATATTGTATCGGTAGATGAGCATAGTCGTAAAATTCTTTGTATTCGTAGGAACTGGAGTGAAAGTGATCCTCGTAAAGAGAAACTTCACTGGTTCACTCACTATCGTTTTGTACCAGGATTTGGTTTTTATGGTCTAGGATTTATCCATTTCCTTGGTAATCTAACAGCAACAGCTACCGCTGCTGTAAGGAACCTTGTAGATGCAGGTCAATTTGCCACTCTCCCTGGGGGATTCAAAGCTCGAGGTGTACGTATTGTAGGAAGTAATGATGCGATTGCTCCGGGTGAATTTAAAGAAGTAGAAGCTACTGGAGTTGATTTAACTAAATCTATTATTCCCCTGCCCTACAAGGAACCTTCCCAAACTTTAATGCAAATGCTCCAGTTTGTTACTACGGCTGGACAGAAGTTTGCTGATGCTACTGAACAAGTTATATCAGATTCAACGAA